ATAATAGATTGTGGATCAAATTCATCTACAGTAATAACTCTATTATATGTGGAAGAAATAATTGTTGTTGTTGGATTGGTGGTTACTGTTAATAGGCCTAAATCATTATTTACATTCAATGGTGTAAATGCATCTAATGTAACTACACCTAAATTGTAATCCACAGTACCAATATTACCTTTGAACACAGTCTTGACATTTGTTGTATCATTGTAGTATAATCTTAGTATACCGTAACGACCTTCAAGTGTAATTATACCTCCGCCTGATGAACCTGTAGTATCTCCTTCAGCCGGAGTAATTTTAAGTATGGCAGATGTGTATCCTGTTCCTTTTGTTAAAACATTAATTTGTTTTATTGTGCCGTTATTTGACATAACGGCTTCAGCTGTTGCACCAGTTCCATCACCTAATATAGCGACTGTTGGTTGACCCTGATAACTAAAACCAGGATTTGTTATTGTTATAGATTCTACACCACCTGTTGATGATGGTACTTCTTCAATGTAAAGCCCATCAACTGATAATGCCAAATTTAATGGGTTTCTATACACAATAGAAGGTGAACTAGTGATGCCACTCAAAAACAAACCACGTTTTAATGGTGCACCGTAATACAATTTGTATGTTGTTGGTGTGGATAGATTTGGATAAAATTTCTTCTGTAATTGAATTGAAATTTCGTTTGTGATGATAGAAGAATCGACTGAATTGATTTGATTATTAAATTCAGATGATCTAAATGTCGAATTGAAACTATTCAGTGTTGTTCTTGCATAATTGTTAATTGCAGTTTTGACATTTGTTTTTATTTCACTTGCAGTCAATCTTGTTCTCTTAGGATCATACAACACATTTGCGGTAATTTGAATATATGTGTAATCTGGATCAACAATCGTAGGTTCTACAGTCAGTACTGATATAGGTCTCAAAACATCTTTAATCAATTTTGATTTTTGATTTTCAGTTAACATGTATGCACCAGATGGTTTCATTGCAATAAACACTTGCCCATATACTGGTGGATCATTCTCTTGGCCACCCCAAACATTCACCGAATCAAAGGAGTAACCAAGATTGTTCTGTTGAATTGCTGTGATGTAATCTTCTTTGGTTACTGCACGACCTTGTGCAGAATAGGATTTAGGTGCCTGGAATTTAATTGATTCTATAGATTCTTTATCACCACCTTGAGTTGCAGAGGTTAGTGGAAAAATTGTTGTGTTTGAATATCCTGAGATTGAATCCATCAACACAAAATTGTTTGCATCGGTAGAGGCCGAACCATTTGTCACAACATATGATAGTGTAACAATATTACCGTTGGTTAATTTTTTACCAAGCACACCATTACCAAAACTAACTTCATAGAAACCTTTGACATTTTCTTGTAAGAAATAGACCAAAGAAGAACCTGAGAGTGTTAGATAATCTTTTGCGTGTGTGTGGATGTTATAAAAATTGTTTGATGATGATTCACGCACCGAAACCGTTAACGTGGTTGTGTCCACATTTATTTCAGGTATTTCAAATAAAGATTTTGAATTTGTTGTACTATCGTAGGTGAAAGACAATGATACTGGTGTACCTTGTTTCAGTGTTATACCATCAAAGTTTGCAGTATTATTTAATACCGTAACTGTGGTATTTTCAGTTGTAACAAACATATAACTGATACCATCAATAGATTCTGACAAAAATGATGTGAATTTAGGTAATGTCAATGATGTATCGGTAACTTGATTGACCTTCAAATTGATTGTGGCTGTTGGTGCAATTGAAGATTTTGGTACATAATCTAATGTTTTTGCATGTGAAACAACAGACGCTCTCTGTAAAGCAGTGTCCAAGAATGTTTCATTGGCCACCATGTTCAAGTAGTAAGCATTGTATTGTGTATTGTATGCTAGAATGTCCAACAACGTTGAAAGTGCAGAACCATCATAATTATAATCTTTTAAAGTGTCTTGTGACTGAAGATAGTTCTTCAGGCTAGTTTTTATTTGATTAAAATCTAGTTCTGTTATGTTTAAACCAGTATTTGCAGCCATCTTATCTATTTCTCTCTAAAAGGAGTGTTACTGTTGTCGGTAATGTTGCATTTTCTATGTAAAATGTTATTGTAACATCATAATGATTTGAATCTGGATCAGCAGAAACCCGGACACTATCCAATAGTGCTCTTGGTTCATAGTTGTTTATGGTATCAGTAACTTCTCTTTCAATTAAACTTGCAACAAGCGGTGAGAAGTTTTCAAATAAAAGTGCATCAATGTTTGACCCTAAATCGGGATCAAATGGTCGTTCATATTTCCTTGTTGACAACAGATTTCGGATTGAACGTATTACAGCCTTATTATCAAAACTTAAAGCAACATCACCAGTCACCGGCTTCTTGGTGAAAGTAAAGTCTATGTCTGAGTATATTTTGGTTATAGTTGTCATCTTTTATTTATGAGCTAAAAGTAAATGCGCTTTTTGGAATCTGAGATGTGCCGGTGAAAATTCTTGGGCCGGAATAAGAAATTTCGAAATTTTAATCTCCAATGAATACTGTACCTGAACCAGTTTCGATAACATTGGTGCCTGGTGAATTAGTATCAAAGTGACTACCAGTACCATCGTCTCCAGTATCAGCCGTATCCCCAATTCTTGCAGCACCCATCGTACCACGATTCAAATTGATGGTTTTACCATTCATAACTATGTCTCCAGTCACATTCAAAGAATAGTTGCCAGCAACCTTTTCTTGTACACTTCCTTTGACATATAAGTTTGCATTGCCATCGACTGTAATATTACAAACACCTTTTACATGAATATTGTTGTCGGAAAGATAAACCTCATAGTTCTTTCCAGATACTTTGGTAACCTTTGACCCGTCAGGTGCAATCTCAAAGAATGTATTGGCCTTATGGTGGAGGTGTATCCTCTCAGCACCAGGTGTATCATCCAACTCAAATACATGTCCTGCTTCAGTCTGTGTTACTCGGTTGTATGGGATTTTTGCATCATATTGGGATTCTGGTTCACTCCAGGTACCACCACTAGCCGTAGGCACACTGGTATCTAGGTTACTATTGTGGTAACCAATTGCAGTTTCTTCAATTTTTTCATTTCTGTGCAATCTGCTACTGGTAGGTTCACCTAATGGATAGAATGTTCCTTCTGAAAAACCTTTGGATGTATTTGGTCCATTTTTTGGTATACCTGGAAATATACCAATAATGATAGGTGCTTGACTGGATTCACCATCAGTGAAGAAACCAAATGCATAGTCACCTAATAGTGGTGCACCATCAGTCATTGATACATTTGGTGGCAGACAAGGTAACGCCCAAGATAGACCGTCTGTAGGTAATTCTTCAAGGTTGTCTGTGTGGTGACCGAACATACGGACACGCACCCGGCCTAATCCTAGTGGGTCGGTTCTATCTTCAACAACACCTAACCACCAATGAAAGCCGTCTTTACCAATAAAATTGTTCATCATGCTGTAATCGCCTGTCTAATGTCCTTGTCTGAGTTATTTGCACCTTCTTGTGCTTTTGGTAAGCTTTCTTTGGCCATTTCCAAAATTGTCTGATATGCAGTTTGATTAATTATATGCCTAACCGCAGTGACAAGGTACTTACCTGAATACGTTTTATCCAGTTCTTTTGTATTGTTTGTTGGTTTTAGTGTGAAAAGGTTGAATTCAACTACCTTACCTGCTGTTAGTCCTGGATCACCAGGCACGGCCATCTTTAATGCGGTAAAATTAGCCAATGAAATTGCAGCGGTTCTAAGTGGTAAGATTGTTTCAATGAAAATGTCTTTTGCAAATCCACCTTCTTTTTCTTTGATGTAAGGTACATTTCCATGGTTTGAATTGCCTGTTGCAACCTTCAGTACACCTTCTGGTGATTGATTCAATGTTTTATCAAATCTATTTTTCAATTCATTCAAAATACTACCAGGATTCAATTTTTCCATCGTGTTTTTCATTTTGTTATAATCAAAATCTGTCACATTGAAAGACCTTGTTAGTGGGTCAATTGAAATTAACCTATTTGCAAACGAACCAGACGTAATCTCCTGTAGTGCATCATATGTTTTGGAGAATTCATAGTCAATCACATTGTATGCTTTTTCTTGAAAATCTTGTTTTCTGTTATCTAAGTTCATTGGTTCATACTTGTAGGTTGCATAAACCTTGTCTTTGTACATGGACTGTAGTGACCTGAAGTTGAAACCTTCTTTCGTTTCAAAGAATAACATATCAGCGGTGCTGTTTTGTTTTTTGGGCCTTGCATATGTTGATACCCAACTGATAGTTTCAAATGGTTTTAATTTTGGCACAATAAAATCATAAACACCAGTTGTTTCTTCGATTACATTGATGTTTTTTGGTTTGACTTTAAGTTTTTCTATTAATACATCTTGCACAATTTCAGAAACCTTTTGACCAGAATAAGACTTACTTATCTTTGTTTGTTCCGAAAGCATCAATTCTTCTGAACAAAAATATAATTTGTATATTTCGGAGTTGTAATTACCACTAGGCTTTCTATCACCAATCTTATACACCCTAAAAATTTGATTGTTTCCGTTAGGACCATTTTTCATTTTACCAAAATTCACTTCAAGGTATTCGTTGCCTGATAATTGTAGAAGTTCAATGAAACCTTGTGCATCAAGTAAAGTTACATAACCAGATGCTGCAAATGTGTAGATATCTTCATAATATGAAAACTCCAACATTATTTTTTTAAGTTCTATTCTATTACCACTCGATGTTAAAAAATTGAGTGTTTTTAAAGAATAGTCTTGTGGTGAATAAGCACCAGAAGCTTCAACTATAGTAGGAGTATTTGTTGCCATAATTAACTCATCAAGTCTTGAAATTCTTTTTCTAATTGGTCAACATATTTTGAATTTAATATGTTGATGTTTCTTTTAGATTCATTTAAATTGAGTTCGTAATCATAATTAGTCACTGGTGTTGGTTGTATTGTTATATCCACAACTCCCGTTGATAAAGGAAATGTTCTAACTGGATCAATGCCAAATGGATGTGAGTAAAGTAAACCTACAAATTCTTCACCTGAAATGATAAAACTTTCTACGACCGTCTGATCTTCATCTGTACCACGGGTTGTTTTGGTAATCACCTTTTCATAATGATGCAAATTACTCAATGTATTACCATACTTCTCATTCACATACTCATTGAATTGTAATGAATTGAGTGGCCAGTCCCATTGTGGATCCAACATCTTGTTTGCAAATAATACTATCCAATAACGATATGGATCATCATAATATTTGTGTGCAACAATTTCTGGCGTATCACCATCTTGTACATCATATTTGTAATATACCATTGGATTCTTTAAAATCTCTGGCACAATACTGACTCTGGCCATAAGATTTGTCATAATGGTAGAAACACCATTATCATTTGTAAGAATCATCTTTGGAAGTGTATCAAAATATTGCATTTTAATAACCTTCACTTTCTATCATTTTCCTGTCTATCAATTCTATTTCTTTAAAACTAATCGACATTGTAGTCTGAACAGGTGAACCATCTGTGTGTGAAGACCATCCGTTTGGTGCATAGTTCACATCAATACTTTCAATAACACATTCAGCAACTTTACCAATGTTTTTATTTTCTTTACCATTAAAGAAAAATTCCAAATTAAATGTTGATGGTGGTATAAAAAACATACCAGCAGCACCAGTAACAATCCTTGGCGCAGCATGTGTTTTAAACATCTTTACAATATTTTTTACCGTTGTGGACTCATCTTTTGAGAATGGTGTAAAAGTAAAAGACATTTGAAATGATCTGAAATCTATACCATCAAACATCAATTGTTGTTGTGGATTGAGTGCAAGGCCTTGTGAAGCTAAACCTAATTTTGCAGCATTTGTTTGTGCTTTTGCTATAGTACTTGCAGCTATGCCAGCGGCAAAATTAACTGGTCTAAGACCTTTTGCACCTTTATTATGTAATGATTCCAATACACTTGAAGCAACTTCAAGCAAAGTTGTCTGATTATATACAGCTGCATTGGTGAATTCTAATGTGTCTGGCATATATAAATTTATTCC